CATCTAAAACAAATACATCATTGCAAGATTTAGATAAACTTGGTGTGGACATGACATTAGATGATGCATTAACTTTAATATATTGTGGCATTGAAGATGGACATAGAGCTGCAAAGCAAGATTGTGATTTAAGCGTTGATGATTTGGCTGATTTAATTGATGGTGATTTTGATAGTATTGGAAAAGCTATGGAAATATTAGCTGAACAAATGGGTGGTAATACTGGAAAAAAGCAGAAAGCCAAGAAGAAATAAAGGCTCTTACTTGGCAGAGATTAGAGAGGATTGCTTTTGGTCAGTTAGGCATGGGGGTAAATGAGTTTTATGATTACTTGCCTAAACATTTTTGGAATAAGTTGGATGGCTTTTATGAGCTTGAGAATATAAGGGAAAAAAGTAAATGGGAAAGAGTAAGATGGCAAACTACTTTATTGCTAAATATTCAGATGGCAAAAGGTAAAAAAATAAAGCCAACTGATTTGATTGAGTTTGAGTGGGATAAAAAGGATAAGAAAATAGATTACGAGAAATTGAAAGCAAAAGCTGAATATATTAAAAAAATGAGTGAGCATGGCAAATAAGAGTGTTGGTTTATTAACTATTGCATTTGGAGCTGATTTAAGAGGCTTTGATAAGGCAATGAAAAAGGCTCAAAGAAGTATCAAAAAATTTGGTACATCTATGCAGAGAACTGGTAAAAACTTAACCAGAAATCTAACCTTGCCATTGGCTGCATTTGCAGCTGCATCTGTAAAAGCATTTGATGAACAAATAAAAGCTGAAACAAAATTATTAACAGCATTAAAAGGAAAGGAAGATGTTCAACAGAGATTAATTGCACAAGCTAAAGAGTTACAAGAAATAACTCTTTTTGGCGATGAGGAAACAATAGCTGCTCAATCTATGTTGGCTGCTATGGGGTTAGAGGAAGAGGCTATTTCAAGGCTTATTCCTTTAATTCAAGATATGGCTGCTTTGAAAGGAATGGATCTTGTTCAAGCTGCCGATTTAGTAGCTAAATCTGTTGGAAGTAGTACAAACGCTTTAAGTAGATATGGCATAACAATAACTGGGGCTGTAGGTAGTCAAGAAAGATTGACAACAGCTGCTGATGCCTTAACAAAAGCTTTTGGTGGTCAAGCAGAAAAATTACGAAAAGAAGGTTTAGGGGCTTGGAAAGGATTAGGAATGGCAATTGGTGATGTTGGTGAACAATTTGGTGAAATAATTACAGAACAATTAGAGCCATTAAACAAACATTTAAACAAACTCACAAATACTCTTGCTAATTTAACTAAAGAACAAAAAGAAAATATAGTTTTTTATGCTAAAATATTAGCAGCAGTTGGTCCAGTAATTACAATTTTAGGAATATTGGCTGCATCTCTTTCGGCTATTATAGGTTTTTTTGCTGCAATGTCAGCATCAACAATTGCTGTTGTTTTATCTGCAATTGGTGTTGCAGCTATGTTTGTTACTGACAAATTTAGAGAGTTTAAAAATTCAAAAAAACATGTTGATGACTTTACAAGTAGTGTAAAAGAGTTAAAAAAAATAACTGATGAATTAGGTGAGCCATCTTTATTATTTGATCCAAGTGGAAAAAAACCAAAAAAATTCTCAACTTTTGGAAATATTGAAGTAACTGGTGATGATGACGAAGAGAAAAAAGTAGAAACAAGAATTGCTGGTATAACAAAAAAAATAGAATCTTTAAAGCCAATTTTATTAGATACTGGAAGAGCATGGAGAACATACTATGAGGAAAGAGAAGAAAGCTCTACAATGGCAGCCGAAGCTCAAAAACAATTAAATGCTGCAACTCAATTATTTAGTGATGTGATGTTTAGTGCAATGATGAGTGCAGCAAATGGTCAAGAAAGTTTTTTTAGCTCATTTATAGAAAACATGAAAAAAGCTATAAAACAACTATTAATTCAGTTAGCTGTAATGACTGCAATTAACTTTTTATTGGGTGGAACTGGTGTGGCTGGTAGTTTAAAAGGTGCATTCGGTGCTGCAAAAGAAGGGATTTTAGGTTTGGCAACTGGTGGTTTGGTTACTGGTCCAACAATGGCTTTAGTTGGTGAAGGAGCTGGAACAACAGCATCAAATCCAGAAGTGGTTGCGCCGCTTGATCGCCTTAAATCTATGATAAATGGTGGAGGTAGTCAGCAAGTTGAGGTGTATGGTAGAATAAGTGGAAACGATATTTTTATAAGTAATCAGAGAGGAAGTTTAAACAGACAAAGATCAGTTTAATATATGGCATTTGCTAAACAGTATTTTTCATCATATAAAAGTAATAATAACTTAGATTATTATTTGGAGATTTGGGTTGATGGATTTGATTCATCTGCAACTGAAATTTCTGTTGGAGCTGGTGGTCCAGTTATATCTTATGAAACAGATCAAGAGGATAGATTTTCACCAATTTTAAGCTCACAATGTGAATTGCCTTTTGTTGTAAAAAACACAACATTACAAGCCTTTATTCAGCAACTTAGAACAACATATAAAGAAAGGCAAATTTATCTACATTTATATAGAGCAACATCATCCACTTATACAACAACAAAACCAATTTGGTCTGGGTTTTTAGTAATGGATTTAGGAAGTGGAGAAGATGTTTCTTTTCCTTATGAACAAAAACTAACATTTGTTGATGGTTTGTCTTTATTAAAAGACATTGATTTTGTTGATTTATCTAATGCTGGATCTGAAACAAATATTCAAGGAAGTTATACGCAAGATAATATGTATTATGGTCCAGCTATATATACATTTTGGATTAAAGAAATATTAGCAAAAGCTGGTGTTGCAACAACAACTCAAGGGGTTTCAATAGATTATGGTTTTACAACAGCTGTAAATTGGTACAATGCTGACATGCAAAATACTAATCAAGGAAGTGATCCATTAGGATTAACACAATGTGTTGTTTCTATGTTTCATAATAAAAATGACCAAGATGTTTTTACTCCAGAAAATTGCTATACAGTTTTAAAAGAATTATTAAGGCATTGGGGTGCAAGAATAACTTATTGGAAGCATGAGTTTTGGATTGTCCAAATACCAGAATATATTCAAGATGAAAGTGGATTAATAGATAATCCAGATAATATAAACTCAAGACAATATAATCGGTTTGGAACATTGCTTGGGAGTCAAGACCATTTAGGTGATACATATTATACAAGATACGAGCAAACAATACAAAGCAATCAAGTAAGTAAACTGGTTGGAACTAAGTATAATTACTTACCAATGATTCATAATGCAGAAGCTGATTTTTTAAGTTTTGCATCTAAAAATTATTATGGTGGTTTTCCTTATGGAGTAAGTGCAGAATCACAAGAGATATTTCAAGGCACAATTATTGATCCATCAACAGCTAATTTTTTATGGTTATCAGTTCCATTAAACTGGACATGGGACATGACTGGCTCAAGCCTAACATCTCATAGATGGTGGTGTTCTGTAAAGTTTAATTTTTATGCAAGTGATGGAACAACAACTTATTATTTACAATATGATTCAAGTAATGGTGGCTCATATTATTGGGTTTTAGAAGCTGACTGGACGCCTTTAGGCAATACATCACCAAAGTATGTAATAAAATCAAGTAATTTAACAGAAACAAATTATATTGGTTTCCAAGAAAGCATCCCTTTTGTAGATAGTTCTGGAAGTGCTATAACAATGACTGGAGCATGGAGTTTCTTTTTAGATATTGAAGATTATGGAGGTAGTTCTTCAAATCCTGGCTCTTTTTTTTGTAGATTTAGTGGTTATGGAACATCTAATTATATAAAAAGAAATCCATCATCAACATTTCCAAGTTTACCTACTTCGACGGGATCAACATCTTCTGGAACAGTTAGTTGGTCAAATACATTAGAAAATCCATCTGGCATGGTAGTTCCTTCTTTTTCTACTCCAGCTGGTTTTAATGCTGGGACAAGTCAAGCAGATATTCAGCTTATAACAACATCTGCATTTAAAGGATTATTACAAACATTAAACACAACACAAACATCATCTTTTGGATTGTCTTTAAATACACAAGTTAATAATAGTACAAATACAGAAACATTTAGTTTTGGAACTTTATTATGGGGAGATGCAATTCAGCAATTTGCTGTTGGTTGTTTAAGGGTAAACAATGGAACTGCATTTGTAAAAACAAATCCATCTGGTGAATGGGGTAGGGGAACATTGACTGGAACTAATACATTTACAGAATTAC